CCTGCTCCAGCTCGCGCACCTCAGCGGCAAACGTATGCCCGCACTCGCTGCACACCCGCGCCTGGCTGGCCATTGCGGCGTAGCACTTGGGGCAGACCTTGACCGATGGCGCCTTCTCGCGGTCTTGCTTCTTCAGTCCCTCCAGCGTCCACTCGCGCGGCTCGAGGTGGTGGCCCAGCCGCAGGCAGTTGCCTACATGGTCGAGCACCACAGCCACCTTGCTGCCGGATGGCCGCAGGCACCGGCCGATCATCTGCAAGTGCAGCCCCACGCTGGCCGTAGGTCGCAGCAGGATGCAGCCGCCCACGCTCGGCACATCCACGCCTTCGCCAATCAATGCGCAGGAAGTCAGTACCTTGATCTTGTTAGCGCCCAGCTGTTTCAGCAGGTGGCGCCTGGTGACGGCATCCATGGTGCCGTCGATGCTGGCGGCTGGAATGCCGGCCTGCAGGAACAGCGCAGCCACCGCTTCAGCATGAGCGACGCTGCAGCAGAAGGCGATGGCGGTCTGGCCGCTCAGGTGCTGCCTGTAGTGGCTTACGCAGTCGCCATGAATCGCGCGCACCTGCTGCTCTGCATCCCGCTGGTCGAAGTCACCCATCCGCTTGCGCATCCCGGCAGCGCTGAATCCCGGCGGTGCCAGCACCCGCGCAGCTGCTAGGTAGCCGTTGCCGGTCAACCACTGCGCGCTCGGACCTTCAACCATGGCCTGGTAATGCTCGCCAAGGCCGCGGCCATCGCCACGTATCGGCGTTGCCGTCACCCCAAGCAGCTTGGCGGTGTTGAAGTGCTCGACCACTGCCGCCCATGTGCCAGCTGTGGTGTGGTGGGCCTCATCCACCACGATCAGCTGGAACATGTCCCGCGGCAGCCGGTGCAGTCGCCGCGCCACGGTTTGCACGCTGGCCACCTGCACCGCATGGCTCAAGTCCATGGCGCGATTGGCGGCGATGATGCCGTGGTGCATCGGCAGGCTGCGGCTGGCCTGATCCAGCAGCTCCGCGCGATGCACAAGGATCAGCACGCGATTGCCTTTGCGGCTGGCGGCATCGGCGATGTAGGCGAAGCATACGGTCTTGCCGCCGCCAGTAGGCAGCACCGCCAGCACGCTGCGCTTGCCCAGCTGGTACTGCAAGCGGATGTCAGTCACCAGCTGCTGCTGGTAGGGGCGGAGGGTCATAGATCCAGCTCCGTTTGATCGGCGTTAACCTCAACGCTCCCGGCCATCTCCAGGTTGCGCACCGCTTGCCGGTAGTAGCTGGGCTTCAGCTCGATGCCGATGCCACGGCGGCCGGCCTGCACTGCCCCATAGACCTCGCTGCCGACACCCATGAATGGGGTCAGCACGGTTTCGCCTTGGTTGCTCCACATCACGACCGCTCGGTCAATCACATCCAGCTGCAGCGGGTGAACGTGCTTCTCGTCTTCGCCGTCCTTGGCGCCGCGGAACTGCAGCACGTTGTCAATCCGCACGTCATCCCAAACGCTGGAGGCATACTGCCGCCAGATCCACTGGCTGAACTGATTCTTTTTCTGATCACCCTTCATGCCGCGAAAGCCCATGAGGTCATGCGGCACCGTGCGCTCACCGCTGTAGTGCATCAGTCCGACCTCATGGGTTACGGGCACCGGGTTCTCGCCCTTGCGGCGGAACATCAGCAGGTAGTCAGCGTTAGCGATGCTGTTGCGAGTTGAGTCTTCGCAGAGCGTCTTGTGATGGAGGCTCTTCATCATGGTGCGATTGCGCACCATCAGCGGCTCCTTCCAGATCACCCGACGACCGCCATAGGCAAACCCTCGGGCCTCATGCTCTCGGATGATCCGGCCAGGTAGATCAAACATGGCATCGCAGCCGGCGTTGCTCAGCGGAATGTCCATGCAATGCACCGCCGAAATCCTGCCGGGCATCATCACCCTTTGGATTTCATCCAGGCAATAGCCGTAGTGCGTGAAAAACTCATCGTAGTTTAGGCAGTTGGACATGTCCCGATCATCGCTGCTGTACTGATACAGCCCAGCAAACGGCGGGGAGTAGACGGTGAGATGCACCGACGCATCGGGCAGTCCTTGCATGACCTCAATGCAGTCGCCGTTGTAGATGGCGTAGCGGTCGGTCAGCAGTTGATCTTTTACAGCCATTGCGGGAGTGCCGGTGTGGTGGTGTAGAGATTGGTGCGTTTGATCGTGGTTGCATTGTTCATTTGCGCCACCAGTTCTTCAAACATGGCGGACGCTCGCTCAGCCTTGCTGCGCATGTTGGTGAGCACTCTGGCCTCGCCTTCAGTGGCGATCACGTCAAGGTGAACGGTGCCCTGCTGGCCGAACCGCCAGCAGCGGCGAACCGATTGGTAGTGCTGCTCGTAGCTATGGCTGGCAAATGTCACCACATGGGCGCAGTGCTGCCAGTTCAGGCCCCAAGCGCCAATCTTCGGCTTGATCACCAGCACCCGCTGACGACCATCACCGAAGGCCTCATACAGCTCTACTTTTCGGTCGTCTGGCGTGCGGCCAGCAACTTGCGCAGCGCTTGGGATGAGCTGCTCCAGTAAGTCGCCTTCGGCGTTGGTATGACACCAGATCACGGCAGGGCGGTCGTGGTCTACCAGTTGTGCCGCAAACTCGCATCGCTCTTGAATGGTGCGTTTCCGTTCCTCGCGTTCTTCCGCCAAGCCAAAGGCCGGCATCGAAAAAAGCATCCCCTCCGGCGGGCTGGCCGGTGCAATGATGTGATCGCGCTCGACCAGCGGCGGCAGGATGAAGCCATCGTTGGCAAAGCCCAGGTCAGACGGCATCCGGCAGGCCCTAGCCCAGCTGGCCACCCAGCGCCAGAAGTGTTCGCGGGCGTGATGCTTGAGGCGCCACTGGCCGATAGTCTGCGACACCCTGAAGGCCAGCTTTTTGTAGTAGTTGGCGTTGGCGTTGATCATCGCTTCGGCTGACTCTTGCAGGCGCTCTTCGCGTTTCTGGCCCTTGTCATCCAGCTGTGCAAAGAACCGGCGCAGCATGTCGCTGTAGCTCAGTTCACCCAGCGCTTCAGATGAATTGCCCAGCTCGGTGTAATCATTCGGCGCAGCTGTTGCCGTGCACAACAGCCGGTACGGCATCTTGGCCATGAAGCGAGTGATCGCCTTTCTGGTGGAGCCGTTGAACGACTTCAAGATGCTCGACTCATCGCAGACAACCGCACCGAAATCAGCCGCATCAAACAGGTGGAGCCTGTCGTAGTTGGTGATCACAATCCGACCTGGCACGCTGCCATCGCTGGAGCGGTGGCACTCGATGCCGAACTTCTCACCCTCGCGGATGGTTTGCGCAGCGACTGCCAGTGGGGTCAGGATCAGCACCGGGCGACCGGTGTGACGGGCTACATTCTCAGCCCATGTGAGCTGCATGGCGGTCTTACCTAAGCCGCAGTCCGCGAAGATCGCGGCACGGCCCTTGCGCACGGCCCACTGCACGAGGGCCTGCTGGAAGTCGAAAAGCTGCGGCGGCATGAACACTGGCTCGAAGCCATGATCAGCGCCGGTGTGTTGCTTTTGATCTAGAAATGCCTGGTAATCGCTCATGCCACGGCCTCTACGTCAACAGATGCAGTAGATGGATCAACCTCACGACGGCTGATCGGCTGAGGCGCAACGTATGGCTCAGTCGCCAAGCGATAAATGCGTTGACATGCCTCCACGGCTCCCCGCAACAGGTTCATGTCATCGCGAACCGAGTAAACACCTAGATCCGTCCTGCCCCTCATTTCCGCCAATCGACCATCACCGGAGCGAGCCAGGATATTTTTCAACCTAGCTTCAAGCGCATCGGCGCTGACCCGCAAGTTGTGTAGGTCGTTGCGGTAGTCCATGATGTCCTTACGCAATGCAGCCTCGTGCGCTTCGGCCTCCAGCTCCTCTTGCGATTTCTTGGGTTGCTTCGGTGGCTTTGTGCTGGCACCGCTTGCAGCGGTCTTGCCTGATTGTTTTTCTTGCCCAACCACCAGTGCAGGCTGTTCTTCATCTACTGGCTCGTTCTTAGCCTCTGCCGCCTCACGCTCTTTTCGCGCAATCTCCCGCTCGCGCGTCAGGTAGTTTTGGCTGAAGTCTCGCGGCGGTGGCGCCATCAGCCCATCTTTGGTCTGGCGCTTATCAACAGGCAGCGTCGCACAGATTTGTTCCCACTTCGCCAGGAACTGAGATTGATCCTCTGCGTAGGGAGGTTGAGTGTCGCGAATGGCATTGCTATGAGCCACCGACTTCACGTCATCAGACCATTCCAAATCAGCGGACCAGTCATCAACGCGCGTGAACAAGCCTTGATAAGGCTCGATCTGCGAGTGATTTGTTGGCAGCGGCAGCGGCAGCATACCTTGATCGCTGCGCTTGCGATTTTCCGCCGCCAGCGTGGCATAGCAGGATGAATAGGCCATCAGATTGGCGGCGACTTTCTCGTCAATCTGTGCTTCTCGATTGCCTGTGCGTAAGCTGAACGGACGAACATCGCTTAGCCAGTAGTTCCAGGTGCGGGTCTTGCCTTTGTGTTTTGGATCGTCCCACTTTGGATCAAGCAGGTAGTCGCCAGACCACTTGCAATCCGAAAGCTCCTTGCCGAGCAAAAGGATCTCGCGGTGAACTGCATCACAAAGCACGTTGATATTGACAACTCGCGCAATGATGCGCTCAATGCCAGGGGCAGACCGATCAACGGCTAAAAGCTCGCCGTCTCTTGTCATCAGATCTGAAGCCATTGCGGTATGGTTGGGGTGGACTGTTCAAAGTGGCCCGGCCGGGAATGCCCTTCCCGGCCGGGCCGTTTTTTAGTTGCCAGCGGGGGCAAGTGCGCGGCGGAAGCTGTTCATGTCAGCCGCGTCCTTGTCAGACCAAGCGCCAGCAGCTAGCCGTTGCTCAATGGCCTGATCCATCAACAGGCGAGCACGTTCAGGATCTACCTGGGCAAAGGCTTCGCAGGTGCGGCCATACTCCCGCTGAGCCTTACGGAACTTGTCGAGGAACTCATCGGTCGCAGCCTTGGCATCATCAACCGACGACAGGCGGATGCGATCGGTCAGCTCGTTGCCGACACCCCTAACCCGTTCGATTTTGAGATGAAAAACGGGATACAGGATCTCATTCAACTTGCCCAGCCCAGCAGCTGCCGATCGCTCTGACAGGTCGCCGTTAACGCAAATCACTGGGATGGTGGTATCTCGGCCTTCGTGCTCAAACAGGTAAAGCACCCATCCAGGCAGGTTTGGTTTTTTGCCAGTAGTGATGTACGGGCGAGTGGCGCCGTTGTTAAGTAGAAACTCGTGCATACCAAAACGCTTAGACAGCATTTCGGAGATTTGATCAGGGCTGTAACCGGAGAACTCCAGGGGAGCTGCGGCGGTTGAGTAAACAGGCATTGCGATGGCAGGAGCCATGGAATAGCCGCCGAATGGCGGGGACTGTGTTAGGCGCGGCTGTCGCGTTGGACGTGCCGCGTGCGTGAATCATACAGAGCGCGTCGCGTGGGTGCAAGACTTGCTGACCGTAGCAGCGGCGGCTACAGTCCGCAAGCCCCCACCGCGAGCTGATGCGTCTTGCCCATCCCACACCCGTGCGCCTGACGCCTGAGCTGTTGCGGCGGCTGGATGCCTGGCGTGGTGATGCCATGTCGCGTGCAACGGCGATCCGCGTGCTGCTGGAGCGGGCACTTAAGCAATGACCATTCAAGACCTCACCCGCGGCAGGTGGCCGGACCTGCTGGCGGCGCTGGGCGGGCTGTCCGCGGATCAGCTGACCGACAAGCACCAGCCCTGCCCATGCTGCGGCGGCAGTGATCGCTACCGCTTCGACGACAAGGACGGCACCGGCTCCTGGTTCTGCAACCAGTGCGGCGGCAAGGATGGCGCCGGCGGGGGCGGCAATGGCATGGATCTGCTCACCCGCATCACCGGCTGGCCTTATGCCGAAGCGTGCCAGCGCATTGAGCAGCATCTAGCGGTAGTGCCGGATCCACCGACTGCCGGGGCTGAGCAGGTATGGCATTACAGCAGCACCTTCATCGTCTGCCGGTTCCCTGGCAAGAAGATCAGACCACTCTGGTACGACGGCACCGGCTGGCGATGGAAAGCACCGCCAGCGCCAAGGCCGCTCTACTGGGCGCGGCGGGCCGCTGATGCGCCGGTGCTCATCGTTGAAGGTGAGAAGACCGCCGATGCCGCTGCACGCCTGTTCCCATCAGCTGCAG